CTGGGCAAAGGCGAACTTGGTGTCTGTATCGCTCCTACTGGAGCCGGTAAGTCAATGGCACTAGTTCATTTAGGTGCCCAGGCCCTTAAGGCCGGGAAGAATGTAATTCATTATACTTTAGAATTAGCCGATACTGTTGTCGCTGGTCGTTACGATAGTTGCATCACAGGCGTTGGTCTCTCCAATATGATGTCCTTTAAGGAAAAGATATACGAAGAGATTCAGGATATTGAAGGTAAGCTAATCGTAAAGGAGTATCCAACCAGATCCGCTAGCGTAGAAACTCTCAAAGCTCACTTGGAGAAGATGAAACTACGTGGCTTTGAGCCTGACCTTATCATTGTAGACTATGGAGACCTGCTTCGGCCAATTTCTTCTCAAAAAGATGAGAAAAGACATCAACTAGAAACTATTTATGAGGAGTTGAGAGGAATCGCTCAAATCAATGAGTGTCCAGTTTGGACTGCCTCTCAAACAAATAGAAGCGGATTGAACGCGGAAGTTATAACCATGGAAGCAATTTCCGAGGCGTTCAACAAGTGCTTCGTTGCAGATTTTATTTTTACTGTCTCAAGAACAATTGAAGACAAGAATACAAATGGTGGTCGCATCTTTATTGCAAAGAATAGAAATGGGCCAGATGGATTAGTATATCCAATTTTCATGGACACGAGTAATGTTAACATCAAAGTGCTGCCACAAACAAATGAATCTGTCGAAGACATACTTGAAAATTCAGCTAAGAAGCAAATGCAGAAGCTAAGAGAAAAATATAAAGACTTTAAGAAGGAGAACTAACATAATGGAATTATCGAATCAAATACTATCAGACATAACCGTGCATATGAAGTATGCTCGTTTTTTACCGGAGCAGAATAGAAGAGAAACCTGGGAAGAACTTGTAACTAGAAACATGAACATGCACCTTAAAAAGTATCCCGAGATGGAACTACAGATCAGGAAAGCTTATAAGCTAGTATTTGATAAGAAGGTTCTACCTTCAATGCGCTCAATGCAGTTTGGGGGAAAGCCCATTGAGATTAACCCATCAAGAATGTTCAACTGTTCTTTTTTGGCAGTTGATGATTACCGAGCGTTTAATGAAACAATGTTTCTTTTGTTATCCGGATGCGGAGTGGGATATTCAGTGCAGACTCACCATGTTGAGCAGTTGCCAGAAATCAGAAAGCCAACCTCTAAAAGAACTTACCGGTATTTAATTCAAGACAGCATTGAAGGTTGGGCCGATGCAGTGAAGGCGCTGATGGAGACCTACTTTGGTATTAGAACCTCTCACATCAGATTTGATTATGGGAACATCAGAGCAAAGGGCGAGAGATTAATTACG